GTTACTCTAAGCTACTTCAAGCTACCGATTAGGGCTTCGAGCCCTTGGCGACCGCGCGGGCGTTGGGGATACCAAAGCCTACCTGCTCGCAGAACGCCCAGCCCTTCACCATCTCCTGAGTTACGAAACGGTTGTAAGGCTCGCTGAACAACTCGATCCTTACGCCCATCTCACCCAAGTACTCACTTCCGGTAACCGCGTAGAAATCTCCGGCGCTGATCACTTCCTCGACGCCTGTTCCTGCGGCCGTAATGATCTGAGCATTCATGAAGTTGCCGATGTAACCAGCCAAAATCAACTCACGCTCAGTGACCGGATCGACCGTAGTCGACATGGTCTTGATGATGTCGGACAACTCCGCACGGTTGATAAGGAACTTCTCGACGATCAGGCGGTGCCGCTCTACCTGATAACGCACATCCTCAAACGCGCCCGTCCCGAGGGTCGTGAACGTTGTGGAAGTGTTTACCGCAGTGCTAGCACGGTCCAGAAGCTCCAGACCCCGCTTATCCTCTTGAAGCTCAATCTCCTGCCGTGCAGTGTCCTGAGCACGGTCAAGGATGTCGTAGTTGACCTGATACAGATCGCTGATGTCCACCGAAGTGAACGCCGTGATCTTCGACTCATCAGGCTGAACATATTTGCCACCCAGCCGGGCCTCTACACCTTGCCCGTCCTGGCCGACAACGAATGCCACGCTACGTACATCCTTCGCGATCCTGAACAACTCGCCTTGAGCGAGGGGCCTTACTCGGTAAACCTTGCGGGCCCACCCCTCATAGTCAACGATGTCCTTGATGGGCAAGAGCAATTCCTGCCCAACGACCGCGAAGCCCTCACCAGTTGGGTCCCTCAGAGCCGCAGCGATAACGTCAAGCTTGGCCTGACGCTCTTTTGCGGACTCCCTAGAGGCTTCTCGGTAGAGCCGAGAGGGGACCTGAGGGGTTACCTTCTGAAGAAGGTGTGCTACTTGACGAAGGACATCGTCCTTGTCATAAGCATTGACCTCACCCTTGCGATCGAACATCCGGTCCTTCGACCCAGCCGTTCGCATGGGGTTAAGACTACCGCTCTGATCCCACACCCTCTCCTCAGCCTTCGACTGTGGAGTGTGCTTTGCGGTAGCAAGTTTCTGTGTTTGCACCTTTGTTCCTGCCCCAGTAGGAGCACGGAACGGATTCTGCTTCTTATCCATTTTCTACTCCTAGTGGTTATGAACCAGCTGCTCCGCCCGGAATCAATTCCCAACCCAGGTACGGATCCGTGGCCGTCGGTACCTGAATTACGCGACCGATCTGGTCGCCTTCACCGCTGTCGTTAGTTACAAGTCCCTGGTCCTCGCTGTCGGTCTGACCGGCGTAAACGAGATCATTGACCTGCCACTGCACGCCTGTGACGTACTCCGTGGTGAACAGAGTTGCGCTGTTGAGTACAACAGCCACTCGGCCGCCATTGATAGTGACGTCATCCTGCCGGTTCCAGAAGTTCTCACCCTGGAACTGCATGTCCTGCGCAGTAAGAGCGTAGGTGTACGAAACATACACCGTGGCACCGTCCGGAATAGTTCCGGAGGCATCTCGATGCAGCGTACCGTTGGTAAGACTATCAACGACATAGTCATTGCCAGCACCCACGGTTAGAGCCGCTCCACCAGCTGTCAAAGACACCTTGATGGAGTTGTTCGTAGCGCTCGAACCAACGATGGCGCCGCGGGCCAAACTGGTCACCGTAGTGCCATTGAGGACCACCGGCTCGTCCACCGCTACTGCGTTACCGTACCCTGTATCCTTCGTCCACTTCGCGATCCCGAAGAAGTCAAGACCCGTGCAAAGCACGATCTCACCCGAGGAATCGAGAGATACACACTGTCCCTGACGGAACGTGGCACTCGAAGACGCCGTGAAGATACCCGGCGCGGTAGGAATGCGACACCTCGAAAGGTGCAGCCCTTGCGGGAAAATCAAACTGTCAAAAGCCTGTGCTACTGTCATTTCTTGTCACCTCCTTTCCTGACAAACGTTCCGGAAGGTTTACTTCCGGCCGAGAGGGCCCTGACCCTTCTCGTATTCATACCGCCTTACGAAAGAC